CACCATAAGATACAATGTCTCCAGCTTGATAAGCTGTTCCAGCGTTGTATGAATCTTCAAATTCTAATCCTGATACGAATAAAGAAAATTTAGCAGTATCTATTGTAGAAGCGGCAGTATGTTCTACGGTACAGATATAAACATTTGCACCATATTTTGCTAAATCATTTACTTTATAAGCAGTACCATTTGTGTAAGTACCTTTCCACGCAAACCCTGGAACAAAAGATGTCCATTTTGCTGTGTCGTCATATAAATCTGATTGTGAAGTGTGTGCTTCATTACAAGCGAAGGTAGAACCTCCCCATTGTACAACATCATCCACTTTATAAAATGTAGTAGCTGCCCAAGCACCTTTCCAGTCTTGCCCAGCTGCCATTTTTTTCCATTTTGTTGATGTAAGGTCTGTTTCAAAAAGTGCTGAAGATGTATGGTTCGCCATTGCAACGAAACTATTACCACCATATCTTACAACATCATCTTTAATATATGCTGTTGAGGTAACCCAATCACCTTTGAAGTGAAATTTAAGTCTACCTAGAATAAAATCTGCCATTTTTATCTCTCTCTAATTAATTTTTTTACAAATACCTTTCCTGATTAGCTTGTGTATAATAAACACCACCAGCAGGTATCCAGTTATTACCAGTTGTCGCCGTTTCCGTTTCCGTAGCGGCATATGTATAGTCGTGCTGATATCTAGCGACTAACATTGCGTCATCATTAATAAAATAAAAAAGTTTCAATGGGTCAAATCTGACTTGTTGATACTTTCTAAACTTAGCATTTGTTTGATAATGGGCGTCTGTAGCTTCGTCCTCATCACTTTGCATAGTGTTTTGAACGGTTGTACCATCACTTGCTTTTCCTATTGCAAGTCCTTCAAACCCATTATAACCAAATCCTTGTCCATCGTTAACCTCAATAGTATCCGTACTATCCATTGATGTTTTTGTATAAATCAATAGTCCGTTTACATCACGGTTAAGGGCGTGCATAGCGTATTCATTGGAAATCTGAAATCCAGCAGCGTCTACCCCTACGGCTTGACTTGCTCCTGTTGCTAATGCTAATCCCATTTAAAATTCCTCTTTGTTTATATTTATACTATTTATAATCTATCTTTTAACTATTATGTATTCTCTAATACAGATATAAATGTGTCTGTATCTGCCACATTACTCACTACTCTTATTATATCATTTGCTTCTAAATTGACTGGTTTGTCTAATATAAAAGTATTATTCTGTGGTATTATACAACCTTTTATAATACTTTTAAAAGTTGTTCCACCATCTACCGTTGCCGATACATCTACTACTGCTTGAGTAGCAGCATTCTTATTTGAGATATAAACAGCGTGTAATACAGCAGTTCCATTAGAAGGAGCAGTATATACATTTGCACCTGCACCGTCAGTTGTTGGATTTGCCTGTCCAGCATTTTTAAAAGCACTTGCCATTGTTTATTATCCCCCAAATACTACAGCGAAAGCAAGAATATCTCCTGTTAACGCCAAAGTTCCACTTGAATTTGGTAGTTTAACCGTTCTATCTGCTGTCGGGTCTTCTACCGTTAATGTTGTTTCATAGGCGTCAGGTGTAGCACCTTCAAAAACTATATTTGCATTATTAAAAAATAAATCAGTTGTTGATGTATTACCAGCATTTAATACTGATTGAATATTAACAGCACTTGCACCACCAACTTCTTTAATAGTACTCGCATTTAATTTTGTAAAAAACTTACCATCAGCGACATTCATTGCCAACTCACCGATTTCTAAATCAGATACCGTTGGTATAGCTGCTGATGTAAAACTTCTTTTTGGTTTAAGAACGGTAGCCATTAGAACGACCCACCATCTATAGTAGTAACCGCAACATCACCACTTGTTACCGTGAAGTTATCAGTACTAAAAGAAGCAACTCCTTTATTTGATGTTGAAGCGTCTTCCCCAGCAATTGTAATTGCAGAACCAGAAGCAGTTGTATCAATTCCTTCGCCAGCAGTAAAAGTTAATGTACCACCAAGACCAACCGTACCAGTTCCAGTTTCACCAGCAAGTGAAACATTTGGATCCGCAAGGTTAGCATTTGTAATACTTCCTGCCAACATAGCATTTGTAATTCCGCCTGCTTTAACTTGTAGTGCGTCTGATACAACAGCGATTGAAGCGTTGTCAACATTAACATCTAAAGTATTCCCAGCTTTTACAAGAGCAGCACCAGCTACTACTTGTCCAGCACCAGAGAATTGTGATACTGGTAATTCTGTATTGTTAGATAAAGTATTGTCTGTTAATGTAGGTATACCATTGTGAGTAAATGTATAACCATTATCAGCATTAACCGTTCCTTCTTCAACGAAAGTAAATGAACCACCAGTTAGTTGAGCACCTGTATTCGTATCTGAACTTCTTTCCATTCTCCAATTAGAAGAGTTAGAACCAACATCTGTTACCTTGTAAATTCCATTTTGTCTTGCTTCTGTTTGAGATTTAACTAATACTCTATCGTTAACTGATAAGGTAACACCATCAATTGCCAAAGCAGCTTGTGTGTCAGCGTTATCTAATCTTAAATTTGTTTGGTCATAAGTAACCGTTAAGTTAGCAGTAGTAGCAACTCTACAACTATCTTTAACATCTAATCCTGAAGTAAATCCATCAACATACTCTTTAGTAGCTAATGCGTCAGCACCAAAACCTGCTCTATCTTTATATCCACTAGGTACGGTTACAACACCAGTTCCGTGTGGAGTTAAAGTAATGTCTTTATTACCAGAACTTGTTGAAATATCTTTTCCATTTAAAGTCAAGTCATCAACAACAGCACTTGTTAATCCTGTAAGGTCTGTTAATGCAGAACCACCTAATTCAACAGCAGTTCCTCCAACGGTAACACTAGTGTTTGCTAATTTAGCATTGGTTACTCCGTTGTCTGTTAATTGAGTTGTTCCAATTGAAGCGTCTTGTACTTTAATTGTAATTGTATTTGCAGTAGCGGCAGTATCAATTGTTCCATCACCTGTTAATAATAAAGTATCAGCAGTTCCATAGTTAATTGTTGTACCAGCACTATCTTCTAAAGTAAGAGTAGTATCAACATCAGCGAAACCTAATTGAGCTTCGGCACCACTTGCTGAGGTTACTTTTACGAATTGTCCAGCACTTCCAGCACCATCAGGTAATAAAAGTGTAGATGAATTTGTTAATGATAACGGAGCTTTTAAAACAACATTGTTTGAACCGTTGTTTAATGCTTCGTTAAATGTAATTTGACCTGAATCAGTATTTGAGTTACCAAATACCATTTGGTCAATTCTGTTATTTGAATCTGTTGTTATTAATTTTTCTGAACCAACGACACCGTTTGTTGTAGGAAATAGACTTGTAAAATACTTACCACCAATTACATCAATATCATTTGCGTCACCATTTCCGTCAACCCCACCTGTACCAGCAAATAATCTATCTCCATTATTTCCTGCAGTACCTGTTCCATAAGTTAAAGCTAATTCTCCAAGTTTTAATGTACTAGGAGCAGTTGTGTTAGCACTTCTTTTTATTCGTATTATTGTTGCCATATTCTTTTCTCTCTATTTAAAATGAACCACCATTTAAAGTGATGGAACCTGTTGTAGTTGAGATTTCGTCTCTTACAACAAACTTATCACTTGTTGCAGAATACTGAATCATAGAACCATCAGCCAGGGTAGTTGAGTCTACATCAGCTAATAGTCTTAATTTTAATGTTGAATTGGTAACAGCAGTTTGAGAAGCTGCTCCAGCAGGCATAGTAACCGATACTTGTTGCGGTCTACTAATCGTTGAATCTATTCTAGCTTTTATTTGAGACACTTGTTTTCTCCCTTAATTGTAATATTTATACCGAACTCGCTCTCAAAAAATATACAATTTTAAACTATTTGAAGAATTTAGACGGTAACATTAGGACGAACGGTGATTATGCCTTCAATTACTCTGGTTACTACACTATCACTTGTTCTAGTAACCTCTACATCATAAACATATCTACTAGGTGCGTCTAAAGCAGCCGTTTGTGCTGAAGTTAATGATAGTGTGATAATTCCTGTAAGTGGATTAGCTACAGCAGTTGTCATTGTAGTCCGTGTCTTTGTACTCTCATACCCTTTAGCCATTTTAGCTTCTACGGTATGTCCAGTCAAGTCCCAAGCTGCTCCATCATTTCCTGCTAATGTTATATTACTAGAAAATGTAGTGCCTTGGTCTATTCGTAAGTTAGCAATCGCCGCCATCTAATTACTCTTTTGTTTCTGTTTTTACTTCTTCGGTATCTGTTTTAGGAGCATTGGGGTCAATTCCTAAGAATTCACAAATCTTAGCATTGTAAAATCTTATCAATACCTCAATCTTTTCCGATTCAATCTCCAGTCTAGCACGATTTTGAACTAATTCCTGACGAGCAATAACATAATTTTTAGTCTTGTCGTCAAACTTCGTTTCATCATACTCTTTACCATTTATCTTAATAGCCATAATTATTTCTCCTTATATTTACTATTTATACTGACACCAGTATCGTACTTTATTTCTTTTTCATACCAATCTCTAATATCAGGTATCATTCCTTGAGTTTCATCTTCAGGGAAAGTTGATATAATAGGATTGTATATATGCTTCTTATCTTTATATACTTCAAAGTAAGGGTCATTACTATACAATAATTTTGGGTCATTTAATAAGTCCCAAAAATTATCTCCATAATCTCTCTCTATCCACTTTGCATAACAAACTGCTACACAATAACTCTTTGCTGGGTATATAAACTTATCAACTCTTTCGTTCCAATGTTTAATAGCATATCGTACTATCTCCTGTTCATCCCATATTAAGGATATTTCCTTATCCATTAACATATCCGAGTGAGTAGGATTTAGTCTATGGTAAACTTCTTGTTTGAGTTTCCATTCTTTCATAACTTATATACTCCAAATTTTTACAATCTTCCCATTCGGGAATTTTGATATTTAATAAATTTCTTCTATTGACTTTATAAAACTTAATATGATGATACCATCTAAACAATTTCTTCCATTGCATTATCCAATTCTGTACATAATAATTACTAGGGTGTGTATCTGATTTATAGAAAGGTTGTCCTCTATATACATTATTAAATGATTTATTAGAACTATATAAATCGTGTCCAATTAAATATACTTCTTTCATATTATTAATAGTCTTACAAGCAACATAACCACTTGAAGGACCAGCAGCCCAACTAGTTTGCTCTGGGTCTTTTATTATGTCTGTCAAATTGTAAACATAATCTTTTGTACACCAACTTACACATACCATATTCTTTTGTGTTTCTTTATCATTATATCCGTGTAATACAAATTCATTTGAACCTGCTCTACCATTTTCTATTAAATGACCTGATTTTCTTATTGCTCTTAAATGTCTGTAATCAGGAAAGAAACCTGTCAACATAGTTTCATAATTACTTTCTGGTATTTTCATCCAATCTCTAAAAAAACATTTAGCAGTATAACAATAACCAGAGTTATAAATGTGGTGCATAATTGGATGGTCAGTAGCAACTAATATATCTGGTGCAAAATCTTTATAAAGAAAATTGCAACCTAATATTACTCCACGAGATTTTAATTTATTTAAACTAAAACCTTTTCTACTTCTTCCATTACCAATACAAAATGCTCTATTTGCCATATCTCATTTCATAAGTATCTAATAGATACCTATATCCATTACAACCATTATCTAAATCTTTGACATATTGATAATGTTCTGTTAAACAACCTCCTAGATATTCACAACTCTTACATATAGGTGATATTGTTTTTTCTTTTTCTTTTATACACCAATCTTCATACTCTTCAAAACTATCTAATTCTAAAAAGTATTCTCTATCATCTTTATCAAATTCTAGTACAGCAAACTTACCGTTTGGTGTAATATATAAATGGTCATCGCTAAATGCGTTGTATTCTTTATTTAAAGAAGCAATTATTTTCTTTCTATTAACAAATTCATAGCTGCCTCTTTTCATTGGCTTTTCCTGGTCTAGTAATCTTAAAATATAGTCTTCGTATTGTGCGTGGGTTACTCCTTGGTCATTTGCTTGATTAGCACTATAAGGTTTTACTTCTATACTTTTAAAATGAGATTTTCCACGATTTGCTTTTGCAGAGTCGTGGTCAATTCTATTAAACATAGACCACCAATGTTCTATGGAATGTTGCATTACTTCTTTTGTTGCTAAACATAATACAGAAAAGTCAACTGGCAATTTCGCCATATTATCTCTAACTTTCTGATAGTCTTGTCTAGTTTCTATATCCCAACTAACACTTAAATGATAATCAGGATAAAAAAATTCTTCTCTTAATATGGAAAGGTTTGTATTGATATTAATTTTATCTTTATAATATAATCTAATAACTTCTGTAATGTTCTTTAATTGTTCTTTCTTTAATATACCAACCTCACCTCCATATAAATCAATGTGATTGATTTCTCTATGGGAAGCCACTTCTGCTAGTAATTCGTTTAATCTTTCATCACTTATAGTTTTAGTATCGCCTAATTGTTCAGGTGTAAGATAACACCAAGAACATCTAAAATTACAATGATAAGATGGATTAATTGATAAATTAATTTTCTGCTTCGTCATAATCTAATTCCTCAAAGAATGGTGTAATACCGTATACTTCTTTTTCCATCTGTTGTATAAATTTAAAAAATTCTAATTCACTCATATGTTATAGTCAAAAAAACCTGTTATTCGTTCAACACCTATTGGTTTAAATTCTCCAATTTTATGTTCCCATTGTTTAGCGTGGTTTAATAATATTACATCTGTCTTGCCTGGGTACAAGTATGCAGATAAACTTTTTGTTTCAGCATTTCTTACTTCTACTTGTCCACCTGTATCAGGATTACTTGCAGAAGTAAAATAGATAAGAGCAGCTATATTTGCTCCTTCTTTATTATCATTATGCCAATTCAACGAACCTTTGTCTACCCCATTAACTATTTCTGGTTGTCCATATAAAATATATTGGTTAGACAATTGTTTAATATATTTATCACCCAAATAAGTATGACACATTTTGAGAGCATTCTCAACTTCTGGAGTATGTACTGCTACTTTATAACCACCTACATCTTTAAATGGTATTTCTACTCCATCAAAAAATCTAAATGGCATAGGATCCGCTGTCGGCCAAACCCCATTAACTAAAACATTTTCTATATTGGAATTACTTCTCATAGGATAACTTCCTCTACTCATATTGCCTCACTTATATATGGTGTCATTTGTAAAGTACTTCCATTTGCTTTTAGTATATCAGGTCCTATTCGTTTCATCTTCTCACAATGTTTCTCTATTGTTCCAGCGTGTTGATAATCTTTTATTGTCTTTCTACAACC